GCTTTCGTTAAAGAAGATACATGGCAGAAGATCATACGAGCTTCACTGTCAGACAAGAAGGGTAGAGCTTTATTCATATCCACTCCATCAGGTCGTAACTGGTTCTATGACATCTTTAAGCTAGGTCAATTTGATGAAGATGATGAACAGTCCCGCAGGGACGTAGAGTGGAAGTCATGGCACTTTACCACAGCTGACAATGAGACTATTGATCCTAAGGAAGTTGAGGCTGCTAAGAGAACACTGAGTTCATTTGCATTCAAGCAGGAATACCTGTCTAGCTTTGATACTGCAGGTGCAGATGTCTTTAAAGAGGAATGGTTTAAGACTGCTGAAGAACCTCAGTTTGGTACATACATTGTAGCCATTGACTTAGCTGGTTTTGAAGAAGTTGGTAAGAATGCAGGTGCATCTAAGAAGAGATTAGATGAGACAGCCATTGCAGTGGTTAAGCTAGAGGACAATGGTGATTGGTGGGTTCATAAGATCCAACATGGTAGGTGGGACATCAGAGAGACTGCAGTTAACATCTTGAAGGTGGTTAGAGACTTCCAGCCTACAAGCATTGGTATTGAGCGAGGAGCATTAAAGAATGCTGTACTGCCATACTTGAATGACTTGATGAGAAAGAATAATATCTATGCTCACATACAGGATTTAACTCACGGTAACAAAAAGAAGACTGATAGGGTTGTCTGGAGCTTACAGGGTCGTATGGAACATGGAAGGGTATCCTTCAATGAGAAAGAAGACTGGAGTGAGTTTAGAGATCAATTAGTGATGTTCCCCACAGCTGGTGTACATGATGACTTGGTAGATGCTTTAAGTTACATTGACCAGTTAGCTATCACAAGCTACAACACAGACTACGAAGATGATGACTACGAAGTCTTAGACGTTATATCAGGTTACTAAAAGGAATAAACATAATGGCTCTAACTAATGATAAGTTTGATGACGAGAAGAACAGTACACAGTTCGAGGAACCTACAGAGACTGAGAAGGAACTAACCTCATGGATTACTCAGCACATTACTCGCTGGCGTGACCACCGAGATGCTAACTACATGGACTTGTGGCAGGAGTATGAGCGAGTCTTCCGTGGTATCTGGGCTTCTGAGGATAAGACTCGTGAGTCAGAGCGTTCACGTATCATCTCTCCAGCTACACAGCAAGCCATTGAGACTCGTCACGCTGAGATCATGGAAGCTATCTTTGGTCAGGGTGAATTCTTTGACATCTCAGATGACGTTAAAGATGTTAACGGTAATCCCTTTGATGTTGAACAAATCAAGGTTCAACTGCATGAAGACTTTAAGAGAGACAAGATTAAGAAAGCTATTGACCAAATTGAGTTGATGGCTGAAATATATGGTACAGGTATTGGTGAGATCATTGTTAAGACTGAGAAAGAGTACATCCCAGCTACTCAAGCGATTCCCGGCATTGCTAATGCAGCTGCCATTGGAGTTCAAGAGAAGGATCGTATTGCCGTTAAGATCAAACCAGTTAACCCTAAAAACTTCCTTATTGATCCTAATGCTGATTCCATTGACGATGCTATGGGCGTTGCTATCGAGAAGTACGTATCCATTCACAAGATTGTTGAAGGTATTGAAAGAGGCATTTACAAGAAGGTAGACATTACCACAGCAGCTGAAGATGAAGACTTAGAAGTAACTCAAGACTTGAAGACCTATCAAGATGACAAGGTTAAGTTAATCACTTACTATGGTTTAATTCCTCGTGAGTATTTAGATGGTGAAGAGTCAACCGAGTATGCTGAGTTGTTCCCTGAAGGCTCAGCAGCTGAAGACTACTCAGACTTGGTGGAAGCTATTGTCGTTATTGCCAATGACTCAATCTTGCTCAAGGCTGAAGCTAATCCTTACATGATGAAGGATCGTCCAGTTATTGCCTATCAAGATGATACAGTCCCCGGACGCTTCTGGGGTCGAGGTACAGCTGAGAAAGCCTACAATATGCAGAAGGCTATTGATGGTCAGCTTCGTGCTCACATGGACTCTCTAGCCCTCACCACAGCACCAATGATTGCAATGGATGCTACTCGTCTTCCACGTGGTGCTAAGTTTGAGATTAAGCCCGGTAAGGCTATCTTGACCAATGGCTCACCTTCTGAGATCTTGTATCCCTTCAAGTTTGGTCAGACTGATGGTAATGCAGTTGCAGCAGCGCAGAACTTTGAGCGTATGCTTCTACAAGCTACAGGCACAGTTGACAGCGCAGGTATGCCATCTAACGTACCCCGTGACGCAGGTGCTGGCGGTATGTCAATGGCTATGGCTGGCATCATCAAGAAGTACAAGCGTACCTTGAGTAACTTCCAAGAAGACTTCATGATCCCGTTCATTAACAAGGCTGCATTCCGTTATATGCAGTTTGACAGTGAGCGTTATCCATCAGTTGACATGACCTTTATCCCAACAGCTACCTTGGGTATCTTGGCACGAGAGTTTGAACAACAACAGATGATTGGTTTGTTGCAGACCTTAGGCCCCAACACTCCAGTATTGCCATTGATCCTCAAAGGTATCCTGCAGAACAGTTCATTGTCTAACCGTGGTGAACTGATGCAAGCTTTAGAGCAGATGTCTCAACCTAATCCACAGGCTGCTGAGGCTCAACAGATGCAACAACAGGCTGCAATGCAACTGGCACAGGCTCAAGTGGCTGATCTGCAGTCTAAAGCTCAGAAACAGTCAGCTGAAGCTCAGAAGACCATGATGGAAGCTCAGATGATTCCTGAAGAGCAACGTGTAAAGCTCGTTCAGGCTGCAGCAACTAACCTAGACAATGGTGGTGACTTTGAGAAGCGTCTGAAACTGGCTGACATTATGCTCAAAGAGAAGAGTGTTGACCTGAAAGCTGCTGATATTGCCTCAAATGAGCGTATTGCAAACCTTCAGATGATGAATAAATCACGTAAATAACAAAATAGTTAACAAAAGGCTTGACAAAGTGTTGTTTTTATGCTACAATAACACTTATATAAGCTAATTAATAGAAAGGTTCTCCTTAAATGGAAAAAGACCTACAAGTTTACTACGAAGAAACCTTTAATACCATGAGTACTAAGGGTTGGGGCTTCTTAATTGAAGACTTTGAAGAGATTAAGGCTAGTTTAAACGATATTTCTACTGTCAACGATACACAAACACTTTATTATCGTAAAGGACAGTTAGATATTCTTGAATTGGTTTTAGGGCGTAAGGCTGTGTGTGAGAAGGTATATGAGGACTTACAACAATGAAACGGTTGTACGACTTCCAATGCCCTAACGATCACATAACTGAATCGCTGGTAGATAGCGATCATACCACTGCAAAATGCAAAGTATGTAGTAAGGACGCTATCAGGCTCATTTCAGCTCCTACCATTGGGTTAGATGCCTTATCTGGTGACTTCCCCGGTGCAACGGCTAAATGGGCTGCTGTGAGAGCTGACAGGCTCAAGCAGGAACAAAAGAGAGGATCTGAGTAGCTTCAGGCAACCCAATTTTATTTTGAAATTATCCTGTAATCCATCACACGTGGACAGGGAAAGGTTAGGTATGGCTTTAATTGATAGTAATGAGGAACTAGGTAACGTTAGTGAGATAGAAGCTGAGGACTTTAAACAGTCCACAAGCGTTCAACAAGCTCAACAACCTGCAGAGCAAGCTCCAGAGATCCCTGAGAAGTACAAGGGGAAGAATCTTGAAGACATTGTTCGTATGCACCAAGAGGCTGAAAAGCTAATCGGTAGGCAAGCACAGGAAGTTGGTGAAGTTAGACGTTTAGCTGATGATCTTATTAAACAGAGCATAGCTCAAAAGAATCAACAACAAGTACAACCACAAGCGGTGGAAACACCACAAGAGATTGATTTCTTTGAAGATCCGCAGAGTCACGTTAATCGTGCTGTAGCGAATCATCCTGACGTAATTGCCGCTAAACAGGCATCACAGCAGTTAAAGCAAATTCAGACACAAGCAATGCTCAACAAGAAGCATCCTGACTTTGCAGAGATTGTACGTGATGGTGAGTTTATTGAGTGGGTTAAAGCTTCTCCAATGAGGCTCAACATCTACGCAATGGCAGATGCTAATTATGATTTTGGTGCAGCTGATGAACTTCTCTCTACATTCAAACAGATTCGTACATCTAAGACACAACAAACTACTGATGCAGGTAACGCTGTTCGCAAACAGAACCTTAAAGCAGCTGGTGTCGATGTTGGTGGAACTGGAGAGTCTTCTAAGAAAGTATATCGTCGTGCCGACCTTATCCGGCTACGTATGACAGATCCTGACCGTTATGAGGCACTGCAACCTGAGATTATGGCTGCGTACTCTGAAGGCAGGGTAAAATAAATTTAATTTAATTCACATCAGGAGAATTTTAAAATGGCATTAGGAACAGATCACGTAACGAGTACCACAGCAGCAACGTTTATTCCAGAAGTTTGGAGTGACGAGATTGCTGCTGCGTACAAAAAGAGCTTGGTTGCAGCTAACCTAGTTAAGAAGATGAGCTTCAAGGGCAAGAAAGGTGACGTAGTTCACATTCCAGTCCCTGCACGTGGCAATGCTTCTGCTAAGGCAGCTTCCACACAAGTTACACTCATCGCAGCTACTGAGACTGAAGTAACTATTTCTATCAACAAGCACTACGAATATTCACGTTTGATCGAGGATATCGTCGAAGCTCAAGCATTGTCTAGCCTCCGTCAGTTCTACACTGATGATGCTGGTTATTCTTTGGGTCGTCAAGTTGATACTGACTTGGTGAACTTGGGTCAACAGTTCAATGTTTCAACAGCTGGTGCAGGTAACTTCCGCTACGCTGGTGCTTTCATTGGTGGTGATGGCTCTACAGCCTTTGACTACACAGCTAACACCAATGCTGGTAATGCTTCAGCTTTGACAGCTGCTGGCATTCGTCGTACAATTCAGCGTCTTGATGACAGCGATGTTCCTATGGACAACCGCTTCTTCTTGATTCCCCCAAATGTACGTAACACTATCTTGGGTTTGACTGAGTTCACAACCTTCAACAGCGTTGGTGAAGCTGGTTCTGCTAACAGCATCCGTAACGGCATGATTGGTGACATCTACGGTGTTCCAGTCTACGTTTCGTCCAATGCTGGCACAGCTAAGTCTGCTGCTGATGGTTCCGGTACTAGCTTGGGTCGTGTGTGCTTGATGGCTCACAAGGACTCTATGGTTCTGGTTGAGCAAGTTGGTGTCCGTTCACAGACTCAGTACAAACAAGAGTACCTCGGTACATTGTTCACAGCTGATACTTTGTACGGTTGCGCTGAGCTGCGTAACTACGGTGGCGTTGCCCTCGTGGTTCC